TCATAGGATTGCATAATTTACTACTTAAGGTTTAAACATATTCCAACATGTTGGCAGGAACACGCCAACGACTGTTGCCACAATTCACAGTAACGAATTTTACTGCGACCCTTTCCACTGTCCCAACCATTGTTTGATTTCGTTTGGAACTATGAAACTTAACCTTACTGCCCACATAAATACCGCGTTTAACCTGCTTTACAAGTTGACTACGACGATATTGGATAGCCCGCGAAATATCATTTAGCTGCTCATTTGTAAAATCACCCAACATAATTTCTGTTGTAATATCTTCCAGCTTTACCATGTTTTCAGCTCCTTTTGTTTTACTACCATATTCGTATTATATAATAACCGGTTTTATTTGTCAACCGTTTTATTCTTTTACAGTTATTGTAAGTTGTTTACAGGAGATGTCAACTTTGAGTCCAAAAGGATGGGCAAAAGTTTTTGCTTGCTCAGACTGACTGATGCATTCTTCCTTAGTTTTGTATTCATGATAACTACGCATAATTGGTTGCCCATTTGGGGCAAGATAAATGATTAGCATAAACCAAGACATATGTAAATCCTTAGGTGTGTTCTACAGTGTTTATACCTGCAAATTTAATTACTCTTTGACAAACTCTACAGGGTTTAGCAATCATAGGTTCGCCATTTTTATTATATCTAGTTACGACCAACTTATCAACTCTAGTCCAATTCTTCACTTTTACCAATGCTGCTACTTCAGCGTGAAGATAAATTTTATAATCCTCTCCTACCTCTTTAGCCATCCTAGCCTGTAACGGATGTGTTTTTACATAACTATTACGACCAACACTTAGAAGCCTGCCTTTTTTGTCATATGCAAAAGCAGTTATATTCTGCATAGTTGTCATTTCAATGAGTATTGAGTGCGGGTTGATGAAGTCTTACAAGTTCACGCTCACGAGCATGAGCAGGTTTGCGACCACGAATAATTTCAACTACACCATACTCATGTACATCTGCACCATGCTCACGCAAACTGCGACACAACGCCCAGTCTTTGTTTTCGGTTAATGCACGACGCAGATGTTTCTGCATGCGGACCTTAAGTGCTTTGCGCACCTGTTGACCACAAACTGTGATGCCAATATATTGCTGTTGCGTCAGCGTATTGGTAATGCAATACACAACATGCTTGGTGTCTTGACGGCGTTTGCGTTTCATCATATCAGTATTGTATGATAAAGCTCAATTTTTGTCAACCGATTTAATTAGTTGTATATAAACAACAATTGTGATGTTGTTTTGTTACAACAACTTGTTACTACAATTTAACAGTATACTAGGTGCTGGATTATTTGTCAACCTTTTTTACATCTGCTAATCCTAAAAAGCATAGAGCTTTTATGTAAGTCCAGCCTAAGTCAAATTCATACCATTTTACACTTAATTTAGGACTTGCAGGATTATTATGATGATTATTGTGAAGTTCTTCTCCACATATCCAAACTGCTATAGGTATTATATTTTTAGATTTATCCTGTGTTTCCCAGTTTCTATAACCAAGATAATGACCTACCCCATTTATTACACCAGCTGCATGGAAAGGAATCCAAATCATCTGTACTAACCAAACTAATATTCCCCACCAACCAAATATCAGAGTATTAATAGCTAATAAAAGTATTAATCCTAAGTAATTATAAGGAGAATAAAGTTTTGTTTCAATCCAATCTGTTGGACTACCAACTCCATAGGTATGCACCAAATTTCTATCTTTAGTTGCTTTTGTGTATATAAATGCACCACCAAATAACACTTTCATGATGCCAAATCTATGTGGACTGTGTGGATCTAGATGAATATTATCTGTAAATCTATGATGTGCTCTATGTATAGCTACCCATTCTTTAGTTACCATACCGGTAGTTAACCATAACCAAAAACGCATGAAATGAGTTATGGCAGGATGAAAATTTACTGATCTATGTGCTTGTGAACGGTGTAAATAGAGAGTAACACAAATAATTGTTATATGTGTTAAAATTAAAGTATAAAGAATCATAAACATTGTTTATTTAACCCTTAAAAAATATGAATAATAAAGTAATACTTACCGACATTGATGGTGTTTGCTTAGATTGGGAGCAAGATTTTAACAAATGGATGACCGCCAAAGGCCATACACTAATTGAACCTGATGCTTACAAAGTGCACGAAAGATTTAATATTACTCTAAATGAAGCTAAAACATCAGTAAGAGTATTTAATGAATCTGCAAAGATTATGTTTTTAAAACCATTTAGAGACAGTGTACATTATATTAAAAGATTACATGAGAAACACGGATTTGTCTTTCATGCTGTTACAAGTTTAACAAATGATCCAGCAGCACAAGAGTTAAGAAAAATTAATTTGCAAAGATATTTCGGAAATACTGCTTTTGTTAACTTTGTATATACAGATACAGGTGGAGACAAAAATGAAGTATTAGAACAATATCGAAACAGTAATTATTACTGGATAGAGGACAAACCCATTAATGCTGAAGTTGGCTTAGAAATGGGTTTGAGATCTATACTAGTGCAACATCCTTACAATATCAGTTTTGCTAACAGTAAAATTACAGTAGTAAAAAACTGGCAGGAAATTTATAAATTAATAGTTAATAATTTATAATGTAATACTAGCATTGACATCAATGCTAGTATATTTTTAGTTAGTCATTACTTTACTAACTGCGGTCATTACTGAAGCAATAAGACTAATAATGTAAGAATTAGTAATTTCCGCTTGCAAGAACGATACGAGCTATATGCTCAAGCCGCTCGATATGTTCAAATGCTCGCCAAGGGCTTGTATCTACTGCTACCACACCATGTCTATCTAACCCTACAATATTATAAAGGATATTACCATTGTTAGTTAGTGCGAAGTTTTTAATAGTTGCATCAGCTAGCTGTTGACTAATAACAGGCACTTCTGGAACATTCAGTCCGACCTTGGTATATCTACCAAGTTCAGGAAACTCTTTCATTAACGAACTAAGTTCTATACCTGCATACATTGCTGCAACTGTGTATGTCGGATGAAAATGAAGAACAACACGAACATCAGTATCTATTTGTCGTTGTAGGCCATAGTGGAGCGGGATTTCCCCACTAGGTTTTAAGTTAGAGCTTATGTCTGTGTATGTAATTTCTTCCCAAGTATCTCTAATAAAAGGTGGTGTAGCATGAGTAGTTGTACAAAGTTGAATTTTTTTAAACATCTCTGGTTGTAAAAATTGTTTTCTAATACCAGTTGGAGTGATATAAAAGTGATCACGGTCATGCCAGCGGATACTTGCGTTGCCATCTCTGGCAGTAATCCAGTTACGATTGTATGCTTCCTGAAATAGTTCAGAGATAGTTTCTAACATTATTTTCCTTTATTTTTACATTTGTTAAAATGTCTTCTTTTACTATTGCTTAACTCTTGTTACAAAAGTTAATTACTTATTCATATTTAGATCTGAAGAAAATTATTTCCATAAATAGTTTTACTTATGGCACTTTAAGGCACTTTATGGATAGATTCGATGAACTTAATTTATTAATTAGGAAATTTGTTAGGCACTTACCAAAATCAGAAAAATACGATAAACGCTTAGAAGAAGAATTAGAATTAATAGCTAAATTAGGGTTTGCAAAACATTTTTTGCGGGTGAGAGAAATACTAGACCTAACTAGAGATATACCTCACATTACCCGTGGGTCAGCAGGTTCAAGTTTAATTTGTTGGCTCATGGGAATTTCTGATGTTGACCCTGTTAAAGAAAATATACCATTAGCTAGGTTTATGAATCCTAAACGAGACGATTTACCCGACATAGATCTTGACTTTCCACATTGGCAACAAACTACTGTAATGAATCGTATATTTCGTCGTTGGCCTGGACAAAGTGCTCGGGTGTCAAACTATGTCACTTATAAAGAGAAAAGTGCAATACGAGAGGCTGCAAAAAGATTTGGGGCTAAAGGACGGTTAAAACGAAACTTTAAATTGGAAGAAGTTGTTCCTGAATATGCAGATGATGCACAACGACTTGCAAATAAACTATTAGGAAAAAAACGAGCAATATCCAAACATTGTGGTGGTATTCTAATTTTTGATCGTGCAGTGCCAAAAAGTTTGATTAATGGTGAGAACCAAATACTATTAGACAAATATGAAATAGAAGACCTCGAGCATTTTAAAATAGACATACTAGCTAATCGAGGACTAAGCCAATTATGGGAAATAGAACAACGGGAATTACTTAGCTATCCTGAACACGATGCTGCAACATCTGAATTGTTATGTAAAGGTGATATTTTAGGTGTTACACAAGCTGAAAGTCCTGCAATGCGTAGATTGTTCAGAGCAATACAGCCTAAATCGAGATCAGACTGTGTGTTGGCA